GTTTGATGGCCTCCCCGGCCTGGCTGAGTAACTCGCCACTTTGCGCGGCGGGTACGGCCCAAGGTGGGGGGTTATCCCAATCCAGCGTATCCGCGCCCAGTTCGTACAAACACGCCCAGCAATACACAAATAAATCAAAGGATTCGTTACGAATCCCCCGTGAACGTTTTTTCCATTTACCGTCTGCGCTTCGTTCCTCTGCCACCAACTCTTCAATAAAGCGTTCGGGGATCCACTTAGGAATATGCACATAACGCCGCCCTGGGGTTTCACGCCCTAACGCATGAAACACCGTGTCTTTGATTTTGTCGGTATTAAGGAGAAACACCGGCACATCACCACGCGCCTTGGCCTTACGGTCGGTGCGTTTTGAGTTGTCCGGGTAGCTTTTGTAAATGGGTGGGCCAGTGCCCCGGCCCTTAATGAGCATAAAGCGCCGATGTAATCCGGCCTCACGTAGTGAGCGGTAATAGGAATACGCGTTATCGGTCACTCCGTCTTCACCGCCTGAATCACACGCGGTGCGTAAAATGGGCATAAACTTGCCCGTGTTGTTATCCAGCGGGTAACTGCGCTTGATCACCTTTTCAGTGAGCAAGTCCCAGTCTTCTAAATACGCCGCCGGGTTGACGCGGACAAAATCACTATCGCCCTCGCTTTCTCGCTTGGATTTTTCAATACTAAAGCGGTCAATGATGACGCACTCTAAATCACGCCCCCAGCCCAATACCTTAACGTCAAAGCGGGCCGTTTTACTGCCTGCCTGTACGTCAACTGAGGCGGTTAAAAAGCGCACCCATTCAGGTACCACATTGACGCCCAACTCTTCCCGGCGGTCTAAATACGCCTGGGCGGTCGAATCACTGGCCCTGGGCGGCATGTACGCTTTGCCCTGGTCAGTGTTAACCGTGGTTTTTAAATCCTCTTCACTGCCCGTGCTTTCATATTCCCCCATCGCGGCCACATACTTGTAAACCAATTGCGACCAGGTTTGAAACGCAGCGGTGGGGCCTTTTTGCCAAAAGCTCGCTATGCGGGTTTCGCGGGCTTCCCCGTGTAATCGGCTGTCCTCGTCGGCCTCGCATCCCTCCGGTATCCACAGGCCGCCCCGGTTACGGGATAACTTAAAGGCTAAGCCATCAGATTGGCGGTCAGTTTCTTGGTAGCAGGTACCGCAATGCGGACAGGCGATCACCACCTCTTTACTGGCCCGCGCGGGGTCAGGTTCGGCGTCATCGTACTGCAGCAAATCGAAATCCGGTTCATACCACCCTAAACAATCGGGACACTGCCAGTGATAAAGGCGTCTATCCCCTTGGTTATAGAGCGATAAAATCCCCCGTGTGGGCGGGGCCTCGTGGGGCGTCTTAGGTCGCCATGTCACATCCTCAATGGGAAAGCCTGGCGATGACTCCGCCAACACCATGCCCGATGACATAAACGTTTGTGTCCGTTTACCGGCTAAGAAAAAGGCGCTGCCCTCTCCGTCGATATTTAGCGGCATCCGGTCTAAGTCGGTAATGGCCACGCGCTTCCAATCGGACGACGCAAAAATGTTTTTCGATGGCCAGCCAATCTTTAAAAAATTGCCCGACTTAAATACCTTGTCATGGACGTTATTATCATGGGCGCGCGGACTCATGGCCGCGCGGATATCCGGGCTTGCCGCGAACGAACGGGACAAACGCTTCTTGCTAAATTCGGCGGCTTTATCTTGTGATATTTGCACTAAGAGAAAATCGGCCGGATCATTCACTACCGTGTCACACACCCAGGCATCAATTAAGCTTACCGTTTTGGCGGTACGGGCTGGGCCTGCAAACACCACCGCGTCGTAAAGCCTCGACTTTAAACAGTCCATGGGTTCGTGCATGTACGGCACTAAGTCACCGTCCCATGGCACCATGGCCCCGGACTGCTCCACATACAACAAGCGGCGCGCGGATTGGCTAATAGGCTCACGATTAGGCGGCTTTAAAAGCCCGGCAACATCACGACGGGTGCGGGTAGGGTTCGCGTAATTAGTCATCACCGGCCCCTATCATCATATCGTACAACTGGGCGCGCATGGCGTCGGTGGCCTTTTCCAGTTCCCCTAGCTGGGCCGGGGTAAAGGTGCGGTTGCGCTCCATTTTATCGGGTAGCGATTCAAAGAAAGACACGACTAATTTAAACGCCAGGGCAAGATCATCACGGTACGCCGGTTCGGGAATAAGTTCACCGACACTTTGCTGAAACTTAAGGCGTTCGTTTTCCGACTGGAACCATTCTTTGCGCGCTTTGGGGTCTAAGTTATCCGGGTCTTGGGTGTTCACATTAGGGCGTGATTGCGCGCCAAATAGCGCAGGCCCAACGTCCGCTAGAGCATATACAGGTTGGCCGTTACGTTTGCTTACCGGTTTTACCATCGCTTGGTTAATACGCTTGCGCACAGTCTTACGGTCTAAACAGAACGCTTCAGCCAACCTGGATATGTTGTAAGCGTAGGCTTCTTGTATTGGGGTGATTTCAGCCATTTACCCCCCTTGCATTATTTGGCCGGGTCGGTGTTTTCGCTGCCCAATCCCGCGCCAAAGAAAAATTCTACAATCGTGCGCCGCTCTTGCCATAAATGCTGGCAAGCGGCCCCCAGTAAGTTGCCCAGCAACTGTGCCGAACCGGCCTCTTGCACATATATCGCAATCGGGATGTTGGCCCCGGCCAGTAATAAAAGTGCCGGTAAGTTCCAGGTCATTACCCGCTTGGCTATCACATCCGCCATTTGGCACCGTTCGCGATACATCGCACGGGCGTCGGCTTTATCGGCCAAAAGCAAGGCTTTTAACTTGTGTTCGTTATCCAATACCTGGCGCTTAAATTCAGCGGCCAGGACAGGATCGCGGTAAATCGCTTCGGTCGCGTCGATATTATCCGGCTGCCCGGTTACCTTGCGGGCAATACTTAACACCTCATTGGCCACGGCTTCGCCGCTATCACCGCCAAAATACGCGGCTATCTTAGGGCCTAAGAGTTGGGCCAAGCCCAGGGCAATAGTGACAGGCTCCATGAACGATTCCTTTTAAATAAAAAAGGCGGCCGGGGCCGCCAATTACGTGGGTCATTTGTTGCATAGCGATTGATGCGTTAATGGGGCGCTAACCCAACCTTTTCCCCTGCCAATTGGCCACATGCGGGGTGCGTCGCAAGCACATGGCGCGTTTTACGCAAACGCGCGGCGTCGCCAACCGTTTTTAAATACCGCCTGGGCGGGGTCAGCGTGAATAATGGCCCGGTAGACTTCCCAGGCGCGCCACTTAAGACAGGGCAATAATTCATTGGGGGCGCAGGCATTTAATGCCGATAAGGTTTTAGAACCCGCCACCCCGTCAAGGGTGAGCCGGTCGCCTAACACATCATTGGCCGCCCGCTGGGCAATAAGCGCGGCAGTGGTGCCACGCATATTGACAAAAAAGTTAAACAGTTTGGTGGCCACCGCTTCGTCGTCAATTTCATCTAAACGGTAATGCGTCCAAAAATAACGGTGGTAAAAATCCCCGGCGGTGGCGGGCGTGAGCGCGTTAATATCATCAACATTAACGTGGCCATCGCCGTTTACATCCCCCGCTAACGCAGGCAAGCGTTGTAAAAAGCGCAATGAAATACCGTAGTTTGTCGCCCCGCCGTTATCTTCGACGCGGTTAACAAATCCGCCCTCATGGGCTAAAACGTTGATCAGCGCGTGGTTAAAGTGGGTCATTATCTTTACTCGCTATTTTGCGCTTAGCGGCTTCTTTGTAGATGTCCCACACCAGGCGAACCACCACGACGCCTGCCCCGACTAAGGTGGCGATATCGCCCACGGTCACATTGACCTGGGCAATAGAAATCGGAAATTGCAGTAGGCTAATGCTTTGCTCGGTGACCGTTTGCACCGGCGGGGCGGCTTTGGCTTTTTCAGCCACGCCCGATAAACTCACCGCGCTACCGCCTAAATAAGCCACGGTTCGGCCACTGTCCCAAGACATACATACTCCTAAACTGCAGGCATAAAAAAACCCAGGCGGGGCCTGGGCTAAAAATCAAAATCACACACTGTTTGGCCGCGCCTTACTGCCTTGTAGGTAGCGGTCAGGAACACGTGGCATTGAAAGGAGAATCGGAAAACAAACCCAACAACGCCACGTTGGGGTGAAATGTACGGCAATGTGACACGTCGCGCAACACAGTTTGTGTTAACAAAACACTTTTTGTGTTTTTATTTGGGCGAAAAACCAGATACGGCGCGGCTTTGAAAGGGGATCATAGTTTTGCGCTCGACGTGTGACCGCGCACGGCGCGCATACTATTTACTGTGACCTGTCACACCGCAACTAGGCCACGGCCTTACACCGATAATACGGCACCAACACATCCCCTAAAGGCGCAAACGCCTGGTTAAATAGACCAATACGCGGGCCTAAATAATGCACCACACAGCCTTTGGTGTTTTGGTTAAGCTTGTTACCGGCGGGGTCGTAAAACGACGTGCGCCCGTCTAAGTAACACCCCGGATAATGGGCTTTAAGCAATTTATACCAGTCTTCGGATGTACTGGCATAAGTAATACACAGCGCTTCGGTGACACTCCCAGCCACATAACTGTCGTGCAACTTCTTTATCCAGGCGGCGTTTCCTGGAAAGTCTTTGTCTAAATGAAAGCCCCGCTTTTTACACCGGGCCTTATCACAGCGTTTCGGACACGCGTTTTCTTTTGCGCCCCAGGGGTGATTCATCCATACCCGCCCGGCCCAGGGTTGGGTTAGCCCGTCGTCCTGTTCGGTAAAGATGCGCGCGGCCTTTACCCGCTTATTGGCAATGGTAGAACTGGACGGGTCTAAATCAATGGCCCCTAACACGCGCCTGGCGGCGCTTAGAATGTCGTCGGGGGTGTAAAACTCAACGCCATAGCTTGACTGGTTAACGTGTTGGTGTGACATGGTGCTACCTTTATTTATTTAATGATTTCTTTAATTATTTATTTCTTTAACGTGTGACACGTCACACCATTAATTCACGGGCACGGCTATGGTGAAAACATTCAACCTGGCCTTTAAACATACCGTTGCACCCACCGGGCAAGGGCGCATTGCAAAAGGTACACGGGGCCAACTGCGCGACTTCATCGGCCAAGCGTTTGGCGTCCGCCTCAATTAACGCGGCGATATATTCCGTGTACGAATACGGCCCATCCACCCCGCCTCGCGTCGCACATGACGCGTCTAAGGTGGCGCGCTGCGCGCCAGACAAACTGACTTCCACGACTTTCATATCAAATTGCTGTCGCTTGGCCCGGCTTTTTTGCTTGCGCAGCCGGGCCGCTTTTCGCTTTGCCTCACAAGTCATGGATACTCCCTTGGCGATGTCTAAGCACCGATAAGCGGCGGCTTTTTTCACACTCCAACAATTTAATCTCGATCACATTTTTCAAAAATGCTAACTGACACTCATGCCCGTCCAGTGCGTTGATGGATGA